TTATTGATTGTCCTTGTGCTTCTTTTCTTTCAATTAACTTGTACAATATTATCCATATATCAGAAGGAGACACACCTTTATAAAAAAATATATCATAATCTTCTACTAAGTGTATAGATTCTATATGATCAAAAACTCTGTCCAAATCTCCTGCGTACTTTTGTACAATATCAAGTAAATTGTAAACATCTGTTTTACAATCATGTGCTTCATCATCTTGCGATAATTTTTCAAAATCACGTTTAGCAAACATTGGCTGCAAATCTAATGTTTCGTCCCAAGTATGATCTATACCAGCAGAAATATAGAGTGTATGTATTGTCATTTATACTCCTATGTACACTATTATATTACAGATACTTGTCTATGTCAAACACATTTTTATAGTTTTGTCCACGACGTGTATCCATTTCTTTCAAACGTTGTTTGCTACTATGTTTATCGAACGTTTCATCCAAGTGTTTAAGCATATTAACATAACTATTGTGTAAAAAATAGTTTCTGTTTGCGCCTTGTATACGCATTTTTAAATGATTTTGTAAGTCTAATAATGTTCTACTATTACAGTTTCTTACATCAAATGCTTTTGGACTTGTTAAAGCACCTATTACAAAACTGTTTTCGCTATATCCAAGTGCTTTGAAGTAATCTACTGTATCAAATACTGTGTATGGATTAAGGATAAACCACAGCATGTTAAAACTTATCTTATGATCTAAATCCTTTACTGCTTCTAAATTTTCTAAGAAGGTGTCCCAAACTGCACCATAGCGTATGTATTCAAACTCTGCACCCATTGTTTCAACACTGATTGTCCAGTGTACATCCTTAAACTTGCTTGCACGTTTAAACACAGGGCCTTTAATATTGCTTAAATTAGTGTTAATACGCACTGTACAACTTGGATCTAGTCTATCCAGTAATTCGCTGTTCTCTTTCATTAACAGTGGTTCTCCACCTGCCAGATAGACATTTTTTAAGTTTGGTGCATTGTCTAGCACATACTGTTTTGTTTTATCTAATTGTTCTTCATTTACACCTATATCAACACCAAGTTCTTTTGCCCATGTACTGCTTAATGTTGGACCGCAGTAAACACATGCAAGATTACAGGTATTACGCCAACGCATATCTACTGTACCCAGTGTAGTATCCATTGTGTCATATGCACTATAGGGTATGCCGCTTAGTGCTTTTAAATAATAATATCTATCGCTGCGAACGTTTTTAAGTCCTGCAGTGCCTTGTTCATTTTTATAGCAGTTTATACATCCAGTGTGTTGTTTATCAGCATTCATACACGTTTTTACTTGTGTGTTTGCTTGACCTCCCAGTATATCCTGTATATCAGTATCATTTATATTACCCAGTTTTTGTTCACTTATTACGCAATTTTTTATTTCACCATCTGGATTCATTATAAAGCCAGTCCAGGGTATAGGACAAAACGTTCCGTTTATTGCACGTTTAGGATCCAAGGCTAATTTCCTGCAAACTTAAATTTCTTTCTTGTGCAATTTTCCAATACTCACATACAGTGTTTGCCCATACAGTAACATTAGCACCGCCTTCGTTTTGTGTATCAACTTTGCCAGGACGTATTAACATAAGATTGCATTTGCTATGTGTATTTTTTAAATTATAGTATGCACGATCAAGTGTTTGTTTTTGTAACTGATATTCCTGCATTTCAAAATCTGTAGCATGCTGTGTACTCATAATGCTTCCTATAAGCCAAATCAGTTTAGGTTCACTGTGCCATTGATGCCATACTTTATATAACAAATCTGTCTGCGCAAATCCTGCTTGTGCATTGTTTATAAACATATCGCAGTCTACTATATCCCCCATACACTTTGGTATACTTCTGATGTTGCGTCCTGTGCGCCTGCTTAATCCCACTACTTCATGTCCTTGATCTGTAAACCAAGTTGCAAATGCTTGTCCTATGCCAGCAGTATGTCCAGTAATTGCTACTTTCATACCCAAAATCTTTCTATATCGTTCCTACATGCTTCTTCTAATCCAAGAAAAGCCTCTAGTTCCTGTGTGTTATCCCTGTGAGTCGCCACGCCATCCATGTCAACTTCTTTAGTAAACCAATTTGTATACTTTACGTTAAGAGGTTCAGGCTTACTTAAAAATGCAAATTCATGTCGTATACCCACATTTTTACAGTATTTTTGTAGTAACTCAAGTTGTTGTATATTGAGACAACTTACAGTGGTCCATGTGTCAAGTGTTAACTTGTTATACTGTGTTGCTAGTTCCTTGTAGTATAACAAGTTATTTTCAAATTGTTGCCACTTCACAGGATACCTAACATAATCATGCACAGGACCAATGCCATCAAAACTCACTGTAACAATTACTGCCACGTCCTTATCTAACAACTGCTTCACTTGTTTAATTCTTACACACGCATTTGTATTAATACGCACAATGCGTACACTAGCAGGTAGATTACTTAAAAGATCACCATAGTTTTTGCTAATACTTGGCTCTCCACCATTGATGTCTATTTCAACTACACGATCTAATGGTAGTGTTTTATAAAGTTCGTAGTTATCTTTCACTACAAGTTGTTTCTTAAGATTGCCTATTTTAGTGCTTAGGTTAGGACTGCAGGTGACGCAAGCACTGTTGCAATAATTGTCCAGTGTCCCGCCTAGTTGTAGGTATTTTTCATCAAACTTACGCAATATTTTATCGCGTTTAATACTGTTAAGCCTTATACTTGTGCCATTAAGTTCTTCTGTTTGTTTACAACGCACACATTCTTTGGGCCACTTGCCTTGTTGTTCCATTTGCCACTTTAGCCATTGCTGCCAGGCACTGTTTTCCATTTGCCTAAATGTTGTATATTCTTGTGCATCAACCATATGTCCACAGCAACCAATAGTACCGTTACTATTAAGCCTTGCGTAGTGACCTATTCTTGGGCAATGCATTTTTTATAAAGAACCTTGTGTTTATCTAGTATATATTTGTTAATTTCAGATATGCTAGTTGTTGTATTAGCAAAATGATTAAAAATTGTGTTATCTAAATCTATCCAGTGTGTTGGTGCAATGAAATCATAGTATCTAGTGCTGGCATTCTTATGTACGTTAATGTTAAGATTATCCAAACTTTGTATGTTAATTAGTCCAGTATAACTTTTATATAGATGGCACAACCACATATACTGTGGCATAAAATGTCTATTAACTAGTTCGCCACGCTCTATTAGGGATATAAGTGTACCTTCGTGTAATTGATTATTAAGTTCTAAAAATGTATTTACTCCACTGTTGAATCTTTTTTGTGCTTCTCGCCAGTAAACTGTAATATTTTGCGTGGTTTTATTAAAGTTTTTATTTACAATATGTGTAGCAACGCCTAATTCTTCTAGACTACTACTGGCATTCTTAAAAATAGGATACACGAAACTATGCACTGGTAGTTCAATAACTGTGCATAGTCTCGGATATACTAGTTCTTTATTGTAATGTATCATTTAAGAATGAGGGCGACATATGCCGCCCTCTATACCTTATGATTGACGGTTACGAATCATCGCTAGGATGTCTTCTGCCCGCTTGCTTTCACCTTCAGGTGCTGCTGCCGGTGCTGCCACAGTTTCAGTTTGTGGTGCAGGAACAGGAGCCTCTGCTACTGGTGTTGGAGTTGCTGCCGGAGCAGGTGTTGCTGGCGTTGCCGCTGTTGCAGTAGACGTACTTGAGGATGAGGATCCTGCAGGAGCGTCAATGCCATATGGACGATAATATGCACCCCAACGTTCTACGTCATAGGGCTGTCCATCTACACTTGCTTCGAACATCTCTTTAATGCACTGCAATTCTACTTCTGTAGGTCGTTTAGGAAGATAGTCAGATAGTGTATTAAGACCATGTGTCTCAATAGCAGCCATTTGTGCTTCAGTAAGTGCAGTCTCTTTACGAGCCCACTTGCTTGTGCTATAGTCTGCATACTGACCTTTTGTTGTTTTACTGATGCGGAAGTCCAAACCCTGTGTATAATCAGTGGGCATCTCTTGGATGTCCGGATCCATAAGTGCATCTTTAATTAAGTTAAAGATACTTGGTGAGATCACAAACCTGCGTATTGGATTTGCAGGTGCGTCTTCTTGAAGTGTGTTTTCAGTCACAAAACCTTGGAATACATAACTACGCTTCTTCCAATACTTGCGACCCATTTCTTCAAGGCTTGAATCTTTGAACCAGCCACGCACTTCAGTTAAGATAGGACAGGGCTCATTCCACATCTCAACACATGGTACTTGTACCAGTACTGGCTTGCTGTTCATATCATTCTTAATACCATTAAATGG